ATAGAAGTAACCCTAGACAATAATGATGCTGGAGATGAGACACTCACATTAGGCAACTGGATAGACGATACAGATCCAGTAAACTTTACAGCTAGTGATTATGAGTGCATTGCAACTTATGTTTCCGGCGGTAATAACAACTCAAGTTTTCCTGGCGACTTTGGTGTAACATTAAATCTAGGAACGAGTGAAGCATGGCAGGTTAAACCACCAACGCCTGCAGAAGAAGGTATTGAAGTAGCGTTCGTTGAGTTTGATCTTCTCATACGTCATACCGATACCACCAATCGACCGAGTAATGCAATCACTACACGGATTACGTTGCTTGCCTCTTCGACTGACTTCGCAGAGGGAGAAACGCCAGGGCCTCCGGTATAATGTATGAGTGAAAACAAGAACATCAAAGAAGACTATGAAACATCTCGTGATACCTATCTCGAATTGATGGAGACGGGTAAGCGTGGGTTGGATCTTATGGTCGAAGTTGCACGAGAGTCTGAACATCCTCGTGCATTCGAAGTGTTGTCGGGTATGATCAAGAATGTGGCCGAAGTCACAGATAAACTAATGGACTTGAACAAAAAGAACAAGGACATTACTACCGAACCAAAACAAGAAGAACAAAAGGCAATCACTAATAATAATGTGTTTATAGGTAGTACTACTGATCTGCAAAGAATGTTGCAGAACCATGAAGAAGAGAAGGTGATTGATGTTAGCGCAACGGATGACCAACGATAGTTATCTAGGCAATATAAATGTAAAACGTGATGGAATACAACAACAATGGACTGAGGATCAGGTTGTTGAGTATGCTAAATGTATGCGAGATCCTGCCTATTTTGCGCGGACTTATGTTAAGATTATATCACTCGATAAGGGACTTGTCAACTTCAATCTTTATCCGTATCAGGAAAAGATGTTCGATCATTTTAACAGCAATCGCTTTTCGATCGTACTCGCCTGTCGACAAAGTGGTAAGAGTATTTCGTCCGTTGTTTATCTGTTATGGTATGCTATATTTCACCCCGAGAAGACTATCGCCGTCCTCGCTAACAAAGGGGCTACAGCGCGTGAAATGCTCGCCAGAGTCACCTTGGCACTTGAAAATCTACCTTTTTTTCTACAACCTGGCTGTCGAGCACTCAACAAGGGTTCTATTGAGTTTAGCAATAATAGTCGCATTATTGCTGCTGCCACTAGTGGTTCTTCTATACGGGGTATGTCTGTTAACCTGCTTTTCCTTGACGAGTTTGCTTTTGTTGAGCGAGCAGCTGAATTCTATACTTCCACCTACCCCGTTGTATCTGCGGGTAAAGACACGAAGGTTATTATTACATCTACAGCAAATGGTATCGGTAATACTTTCCACAAGATCTGGGAAGGTGCCGTCCAAACAACGAACGAGTATAAAGCGTTTACGGTAAACTGGTGGGACGTTCCGGGCCGTGATGAGGAATGGAAAAACCAAACCATTTCCAACACATCACAGATGCAGTTCGATCAGGAATTTGGTAATACATTCTTTGGTACGGGAGATACTCTGATCAATGCAGAGACGTTACTGAACTTCCGTGCATTCCCCGCGAAGAGAATACTAGAAGGTAACTCTTTGTATATACACGAAGAGACTCAAAAGAATCATGAATATGTCATGACTGTCGATGTAGCGAAGGGTCGAGGGTTGGACTATAGTACCTTTTCGGTAATTGATGTAACTACACGACCATTTAAACAGGTCGCAGTGTATCGGAACAATCGTATCTCTCCAATACTCTTCCCTGATATTATATATAAGATTGCGAAAGCCTACAACGATGCCTATGTCATTGTTGAGTCAAATGATGCTGGACAAGTGGTGTGCAATGGGTTATACTACGAACTGGAGTATGACAACATCCATCTAGAGTCTGCGGTCAAGAAGAATGCGATCGGTATCGAAATGAATCGCAAGGTCAAACGTCTAGGTTGTTCTGGTATCAAGGATCTACTTGAAGAGAACAAACTAGATATCGTTGATGAAAATACCATTCTAGAAATCTCCACCTTTGTGTCCAAGGGTCAGTCCTATGAGGCCAGTGATGGTAACCACGATGATCTCATGATGAATCTGGTCATGTTCGGTTACTTCATATCGACTCAACAGTTTACGGACATGACAGACATCAACCTCAAACAGATGATCTTTGAGAAACAACAAAGGGAGATCGAGGATGCGATCGTTCCATTCGGTTTCATCGACGACGGTAGTGATGCAATTCGTCAAATAGAAGATCAAGAGTCGTTCAAGTCACCAGACTGGGCCATCCCGTGGGACGCTGAAACCTATTAAATGATAAATAATCGTATTGATTAACTTTCCGTATAATGTAACTTATCATAACTCAACGATAAAAGGATACGATTATGGCTCTATTACAGTCTGCATCGCCTAACGTCGCCATTAAAGAAGTGGATCTGTCAGGTATTGTGCCAGGCGTAACTACTACTACTGGTGCGTTTGTCGGCGATTTCGCGTGGGGCCCCGTTCAACAACCAATCTTAGTAGGTAATGAAGCTGAGTTGGTTGCTAATTTCGGAGACCCAACGTTCTCAAACGATAGTTCAGCAATTGAGTTCCTTTCTGCTAACCAATTCCTCAAATACTCAAGCAACATGTTTGTTGTTCGCGAAGTTACGACTGCTGCGAAGAATGCTGTTGACAGTGGTACGTCTCTTCTCATCAAAAATCGTGATGATTTTGATGCAGGTGTGACGATCACTGGAAGCGGAAGTTTTGCCGCTAAGTATGCAGGTGCTGCAGGAAACTCACTTAAAATTTCAATCGCAGGTAAAGGTCTCGGCTGGGACGGTGGTGTTTGGGCATATGCATCTTCATTTGATGCAGAGCCAGGAACATCATCATATGTCTCTGCACGAGCTGATTCAGCTGCGGACGCAAACGATGAAGTCCACGTCGCAATCATCGACGAAGATGGTGTGTTCTCAGGAACACCCAACACTGTTCTGGAAACATTTGCAAATGTCTCACTTGCGACAGATGCAAAAACAACAGATGGAACAGCAAACTATCTTCTCGATGTATTGAACGACCGTTCTTCATATGTCTGGGGTGTAAGTCACCCACCACAGTTTGGTACTGCTGGTGCGGCAACTGGTTTCGACTTCTCGAACCGTGCGGCATCTGGAGACTCTGCTGGTGCGGCATTTACAAGTTCATTCACAGATGGTGAGAACTCTGCAAGCCTTACTAGTACTCAGTACGCAACGGGCTTCGATGAGTTCGAAGACGAAAACACAATTCAGGTCGATTTCTTAATCGCGCCTGGCATGGCTAACGCAACTAGTCACAAGACGGTTATCAACGATCTTGTTACTACTGCGGAAGCGCGTAAGGATTGTGTCGTCGTTGCTTCACCACACCGTGCAGCGGTTGTTGGTGTAAACAACAACACTACCATCACAACTAACATCACAGACAATGTTGACTTCACCAAGTCTTCTTACTTGATTGTTGATAATAACTATCTCAAGGTCTATGACAAGTACAATGATAAGTATCAGTTTATTCCTGCTGCTTCATCAACTGCTGGTATCATGGCATCAACTGACGATGTCGCGGCTCCTTGGTTCTCGCCTGCGGGTACACGACGCGGTCTCTACCGTGGTGTAACTTCACTTGCGTACAACCCAAGCAAGTCACAACGTGATACACTATATAAAGCAGGGGTTAACCCAATTGCGAACTTGCCAGGCCAAGGTATCGTTCTCTACGGAGATAAGACTTTCTTAGGTCGATCTTCAGCATTCGATCGAATTAACGTTCGTCGTTTGTTCTTGGTCATCGAAAGAGCTATCAAAGGTGCCGCACAAAACGTACTGTTTGAATTCAACGACGAATTCTCCCGTGCAGAGTTTGTGAACATCGTAGAACCTTTCCTCAGAGAGATCCAAGGGCGTCGAGGTATTTCGGACTTCCGTGTAGTTTGTGACGAAACAAACAACACTGGTCAGATCATCGACACAAACTCATTCGTCGCGTCTATCTTTGTGAAGCCTGCACGTTCGATCAACTACGTAACATTGAACTTTGTTGCGGTACGAACTGGTGTAGACTTCGAAGAAGTAGTCGGCGCAGTATAAGGAGAAGATAAATGGCAATTCTAGGCGTAGATGACTTTAAGTCAAAACTCCGTGGTGGGGGCGCTCGTGCGAATCTATTTCGATGCACAATTAACTTCCCTGGCTACGCGGGCGGTGACGCAGAACTGACATCATTCTTGTGTAAGACTGCACAGTTGCCACAATCACAGGTAGGTTCATTCATCGTGAACTTCCGTGGTCGTGAACTCAAGATGGCTTCAGAGCGTACATTTGAACCTTGGACAGTAACCATCCTGAACGACACAGATTTTGCAATCCGTGACGCAATGGAGCGATGGTCAAATGGTATCAACGGACACTCAACCAATACTGGTTTAGTTAACCCCGTTGATTATCAGACTGATCTTATCGTAGAACAGTTGGATCGTGATGAGTCAATCATCAAGCGAGTCGACATTCGTGGTGCTTTCCCTGAGACAGTAGGCCCAATCGCACTGAGTTATGATCAGCGTGGTGAAATTGAGACATTCGACGTTACTTTCGCATACCAATATTGGGAATCGAACACGACAAGTTAATGTCCTCTAAATACAGGGGAGACTTCGGTCTCCCCAGTTTTTTTTATTTTAGGAAAGGTAGATGGCGGAAGAAAACGGTAGCGTACTAAAGTTATTTGGATTTGAAATCAAGCGTGCTGGTAAATCTGAAACGGGCACACAGAAACTTGCATCTCCAGTAATACCCACAGATCCAGACGGTGCTGGTTATACAACCAGTGGCGCAGGGTACTATGGTCAGTATATTAATCTAGGAGATGATCAGGCGAAAGATAACTCGCAGTTGATCATGCGTTATCGTGGGGTTGCACAACATCCCGAAGTAGATATGGCGATCGAAGAGATTGTCAACGAATCGGTTGTTGCATCCGAAACAGAATCATCGGTCGAACTCTCTGTAGATGACATTGAAGCTCCCGATAAGATTAAGGATGTAATACGACAAGAATTTAATCAGATCGTTTCCATGTTGAAGTTTAACGACATTGGTCACGATATTTTCCGTTCATGGTACGTTGATGGACGATGTGTTCATCACCTACTCGTAAACGAATCAAACATCAAGGCGGGTATTCAAGAGATCCGTCACATTGACTCTGCACGTATTCGCAAAGTCAAAGAAGTCAAGTACAAGAAAGATCCCAAGACCAACGTTAAAGTTGTAGACAAGGTAGATGAATACTATGTCTACGATGAGAAACCAGGCCAGTCTAATAGTTCTGTAAGAATATCGACTGACGCAATTTCTTATGTTACATCTGGTGTACTGGACGAATCTAAGAAGAAAGTATTATCACATATACACAAGGCACTGAAACCCATCAACCAGTTGCGTATGATGGAAGACTCCCTTGTGATCTATCGTCTTGCTCGTGCACCAGAACGACGTATTTTCTATATTGACATTGGTAACTTGCCTCGTGGTAAGGCAGATCAGTATATGAAAGACATACAGTCCAAGTATCGTAACAAGATTGTATACGATGCGAATACTGGTACACTCAAAGATGATCGCAAGCATATGTCTATGCTTGAAGACTTCTGGTTACCCCGTCGTGAAGGTGGCCGAGGTACAGAGATTTCAACACTGCCAGGCGGCGATAACCTTGGACAGATCGACGATATAATTTATTTTCAAAAGAGACTATATCGTTCACTCAATGTCCCAGTGAATCGTCTTGAACAGGAGGCGCAGTTCTCGCTCGGTCGTTCTACTGAAATTTCACGAGACGAAGTGAAGTTCCAGAAGTTTGTAGACCGACTGCGCCGCCGTTTCTCCATGATGTTCTTGGGCATTTTGCGTAAGCAACTTGTACTCAAGGGTATCATCACCGAACAAGATTGGGATGAGTGGAAAGATAGTATCTACGTTGACTATCAGAAAGACAACCACTTTACTGAACTCAAAGAGATGGAGATCTATCGAGAACGTGCAGGTCTTCTTAATGAGATGGCCGGTTTCGTTGGAGAGTACATCTCTAAAGAATGGGCGATGCGTAACATCATGCGTTTCTCTGACGAAGATATCGAAGAGATACAAAAGGAAATTGATGGCGAGATCTCATCTGGTGAAGTGGAAGATCCCAAAGAACCGGAAGAAGAAGAACCCGCACAAGAACAGAAGCCAATGCCTGTGAAGGTTGTCCCCGACGACGAACCCAAAGAAAAACAAGAACGTTATATACCCTCTAATAATGATGAACTGACTGAAGAATTGACACGGTACATGGCGAAGTTAAATGAGCAAGATTGATACAGTCTCTACTGCGTTTAGTGTAGTACACACGCAAAAAGAGATACAAAAACTAGAAGAGAAGTTGATGTATCTTCTCGATGAAGTCCGTGTGATTCAGGGACCGAAGGGTGATCGTGGTGAACGCGGCCCTCAAGGTGCTCGTGGTGTTACGGGCGAACAAGGGCCCAAAGGTGATAAGGGAGTAAAGGGTGACAGAGGTGAACAAGGCCCTAGTGGACTTGACGGTAGTAAAGGCGATGCGGGAGATAGAGGCGAACGCGGAGAAAAAGGCGATCGCGGAGAACAGGGAATTCAAGGGGTTCGCGGAGAGATTGGTCTCCCAGGCCCAGAAGGAAAACAAGGCCCCCAAGGATTAAAAGGAGATCGCGGAGATGCCGGCGAGAAGGGTGATACAGGCCAAGTTGGCCCGAAAGGCGAGACAGGCAGGACAGGCGAGAAGGGAGAAAGAGGCGCTACCGGAACCCAAGGCGAAAAGGGTGAGAAAGGTGAGCGCGGAGAAGTCGGAACCCAAGGCCCCAAGGGCGAAAAAGGCGACAGGGGTGAAAAGGGTGACAAAGGCGAAGACGCGCCAGACTACGAACCCAGATTCGAAGAACTCTTAAAAGAGTTTAATAACAAAGTATCAGAACAACAGTCAACAGTCAATAAGAATGTTGATCGACAGTTAAACAATTTACAGAAATCATTACAGTCACTTGGTGGTGGTGGTTCATACAAATTAGTTGATAATGCGGATGTTGATAAAGCCGCATTGAAAGGAGTCGTAGACAATGCGATTCTCATTTACGATCCAGCAACGGGTAAGTTCATTGCGGATTCTTTCATAAACGTTTTGGATAGGTTGAAAGCAGAATTGGAAGTTCAATATAACAGACTGATTGATGTGGACGGAGTCTATACCTATGTCGGTGAGGCACAGCCAGGAACTGGTGAAGGTGAGGCGAAGTGGCGCATCAAACGCATTGAAGAAATCGGTGATGACTTCAATATACTATGGGCAGATGGTGACGCAAATTTCAATAATATTTGGACTGACCGAACCACTTTCACTTACTCTTAATTATAAATAATCCATAGTATAACCATAGTATAAC